TCTTCAATTTGCTGTCTGATTCTGTCAAATGTTTTTCTATCAGCGTTTTCAACAAACTCTCTAATATGAGTTGGATCCTGCACTACTACGCCATCATCTGTGTGTATTTCCGCAATCGCTTGACTTAGGGATTTTACACTGAGATCTGTTATTCGTGGCAGCATTTTGTTTAGTTCTTCTTGTTTCTGCTCTTCTGTCAAATCACTGCTTGCAGATATCTGCTGTATTAGGCGCTGTTGTTCAAACAGTGCCATGTTTGCTGTGTTTAACGATTCAAACTTTTGTGGTTTAAACTTTAGTATAAGCTCACTAATCTTGCAGTCGTTATAGGTGGGCACAGGCAGGGAATCTAGCAGTGTTGGCAAATCAACAGCATTGTCGTTGGGTTCTTTGCATGACGGACATTTTGTAGTGATTGCCATGTCTGAGCCGTAACTGGCTATCCTGATACCTATTAGGATAGCATCAAGATCGCAAATTGGGATCTTCAACGGATCTTTGATATTTGGACAACAACTGGCTATAACAGTAACCATGCCGTGACCGTTCATCAATGCATCTGGTGTTTTTAGTGTAATTTCGTCTTTTACAGTCATTGGGTAAACAGGTATGTCTCCAGTGGCAGGATAATCAATTGATCCTTCTGGCCAATACTGTCCTTTGCTGGGTAAATTCAGGTAGATAGCTGGTTGCCTGAAATGTTTGAATAACGGATTAGATGCTGGATTTGACATGTACTTTTATCCTATAAATATATAATTGAGTAAATATATTTATAGTGGAAAAAAATGACTTATAGAATAGATATCCCTGGGGTTGGTGTAGGCACTGCTGAAAACGGCGCAACAGAATCTACCCTACGGACCATAGCACAGCTACTGGGCGGTCAGCGCACAGCAGAAACTAGACAATATCGCAGGGTTACTGAAGAAGTTAGAGATCAAGCATCGTCAGCAAGGTCAACAGCAGGATATCTGAATCAAATTGCTGGCAGTAGCCGTCAGTCTTTTAGCAACTTCCAAAACAACATTGACCAAGTAAGCAGTGAAATAAACAATCAAGCACTGCAAAGAGAACGTGAGTTAGACGTATTGAGCTTCCAATTCAAGGCGTTGGTTGGAGATATTTACAATTCCATGTCAACATTTGCTACCAGTTATAATCAACTGGTGGAAAATCCCATTGCTACCAGTAAACAAAATCTTGACAGGGGCATTGGCTTGCTTGTATCTGGACTCCACGCCGGCGGAGGCCTTGTAAAAACTGCTCTTGGCGGCATGTTTGGGCCACTGGGTAAAGGACTCGGCGGTCTAATAGGCGGGTTTGCAAAGCTCACAGCTGATATAGCAGGACCAGTACTGCACACATTAAACGATGTATTTGGGCAAGAATTAGAAGCCACAGCATCTGGTTTTAGAATAATGACCCAAGCAGGTGGTGCATTTAGTAAAGGACTGACAGAAGTAAGAGCTACAGCTTTTGCTGCCGGAACAACAGTTGATGTGTTTTCACGTGGTGTGCAAAGAAGTACAGAATCATTGAGCAAGTTTGGTTTAGGTATGAGCGGAGCAATGCAAAAGACTGCAGAAACAATGCGGTTCTTTGATACAGTAACAGTTGAGAGTTTAAGCGGAAGCACACAGTCGCTTCGTAAACAGCTTTTTGCATTGGGTTATCAGTTAGAAGATCAAGTTGCACTCACAGCAGATTATCTAGCACTAACACGTTCCACAATGACTCTTGAACAGTTTAGGAACCTGGGCGAAGAGGAACTGGCTACAAGTACTGCTAACTATGCAAAAAATCTTAGAATATTAGAAGGTATCACCGGCAAAAATGCCAAATCAGAAATAGAAAAAGGACGCATGGCTGCAATGCGAGGAGATATTCTTGCTCAGTTGCCTGCAGAAGCTGGTGAAAAGTTTAGTCTGATGTTTGCCGCATTGCCGGATATACTGCAAAAAGCAGTACTGCAACAGATGAGTCTTGGTACGGTTTTAGATCCTGTGGCTGCTCTGGCAATGAGTGCTAACGAAAACGTCAGGAATGTTGTTGAAGGATTTGGTGACTCAGTCCGGGACACCAGTGTAGGGACCACTGATGCTTTAAGACAACTGCTAACTTCATTGGGACAAGCTGGTATATCAATAAGACAGCAAAATGAGCAAGGTAACGTTGCTTTTCAGCAGTTAATAACTGCTGGAATTTCTGGTACTGGGGCTGATGTAGGTGCGCTATTCAACGAGCTTCTAGGATTTGATGCTGATCCTGAGGCAATTAACAAGTACCTGGAAGCAATAGGAAAACAAGCCGAGAACGCAGATCCACTAAGCGCACAATTTGTAGAACTTCAAGAACAAGCTCGTAAGTTTGGGGTAGAGTTACAAGATAACGTAGTGCCGTATTTAAAGTCTTACGCTGGACTGTTGACGCTGTCTAATGAGGCAATGATTAAATCAGTTAGTTTTGCAGGTAGTGTGTTGGCTGGAGGTGCTAGAGCATTTACTGACGAAGGCGGCATAAAAGAGGGATTGGGACTAGAGAAATTACTAGATAATCTGCTGAAACAGTACCCGGAATCAGCTGAAGCAATCAACAAAATATCTAGTGATTTTGGATTTATGAAAGATGCCCTGAACATCAGTGGGATGGGAATAACAACACTTGCTGAAGAAACATTAAAAAACCACGCTCGTGATACAACAAATTTAAGGTTAGCTCAGAATAATAAACAAGCTAATAACGATCAATCAAATGTTAAGTCTGAGTCTGAGTCTAAATTAGAGGTCATTTCTGGGCTATTTCCAACCTTAGCGGCAGTTAAAACAGGTTTGGAAAAACTAACATCTACTATAATAGATAACGAAGAACAAAACAGAGTAGTGTTGAACACAATTGCTACAAACACCGGCAATGGTGCGTCGGCTCAGGGTAAGATGTTACGTGGGTTCAGTTAGAGGCATACTGAAAATAATGGTTAATGTATAAAGCAATAAATACATAACAATCACGGAATCCTAAATGACCTGGCGAAAATATTTTAAAAGTAGCAACATACCTAGCAATGTAAGTCCTATCGGAAGTGGGCGCAGTAGCAGTGGTGCAAACCCTGACTATCGCAACTTCGAAAGCAATTTACCTGAAGTTTACATTGGGCACCCAAACCGTACAGAACGTTATAACCAGTACGAGCAGATGGATATGGATTCAGAAATTAATGCCGCATTGGATATCCTTGCTGAGTTTATGACTCAAAAAAACGAGTCCAACGGTACAAATTTTGATATCTACTTTAAAGACAAGCCAACAGACAACGAAGTAAAGATTATCAAAGAACAGTTGCAACAGTGGGTTGCACTCAACGAATTAAACAAGCGCACATTTAAAATTATCCGTAACACAATTAAGTACGGTGATCAGGTGTTTATACGTGACCCAGAAAACTTTAAGTTGTACTGGGTTGAAATGGGCAAAGTTACTAGAGTTATTGTTAACGAAGCCGAAGGTAAAAAACCAGAGCAGTATCTTGTTAAAGACATTAATCCTAACTTTGAGAACCTAACAGTCACAGCCAAAGCCGCTACAGACGTATACATGAATCATCCCCAAACAGGTGGTGGTGGATCGTATACACAGGCAGCAACACCTTCTGTTGGTGGCAGTAGATTTAGTCATGCACAAAATGAAACTGCAATTGATGCACAACACGTGGTACATTTAAGTTTAACAGAAGGGCTAGATGCATATTGGCCATTTGGTAACAGTGTGCTAGAGAATGTGTTTAAGGTGTACAAGCAAAAGGAACTGCTTGAAGACGCTATTCTTATATACAGAATACAACGTGCACCGGAACGTAGAGTATTTAAAATTGACGTAGGTAATATGCCAACACACATGGCTATGGCTTATGTAGAGCGTATTAAAAACGAAATACATCAGCGACGTATCCCAACACAATCAGGTGGCGGGGCTAACATGATGGATGCTACGTATAACCCATTGTCAATGATGGAAGATTACTTCTTCCCTGTCACAGCAGAAGGACGTGGAAGTAGTATTGATGTATTCCCGGGTGGTCAGAACCTAGGTGAAATCACAGACTTACGTTTCTTTACAAACAAATTATTCCGTGGATTACGTATTCCTAGCAGTTACTTGCCAACAGGACTAGATGACGGCACACAAAGTTATACAGATGGACGAGTAGGCACAGCACTTATACAAGAATGGCGTTTTAACCAATACTGTAAACGTCTGCAAAACATGGTTGTAGACAAGCTGGACAATGAATTTAAAACATTCATGCGATGGCGTGGTATTAACATTGATAGCCAACTGTTTGATTTACGGTTAGAAGAACCACAAAACTTTGCGCAGTATCGTCAAGCAGATGTTGATTCAGCTAGAATAGCAACATTCACACAGCTAGAAGCATACCCTTATCTAAGTAAGCGTTTCTTAATGCAACGGTACTTGGGCATGACAGAACAAGAATTAAGCGAAAACGAAATGATGTGGGCAGAAGAACAAGGTGATGCAGACCTAGCCTCAGCAGACAATGCATCATTGCGTAATGTGGGAATCAGCCCAGGCACTATTGCAGGCGATTTAGATAATGTAGAAATTGCTGGTGAAATCCCTATAGGAGCTGAAGAAGCCGTTGTTGGCGCACCATCAGGCACGCCTGCTACTGCAGGCCCGACTACTGCACCCAATACAGCAGAAACTCCAGGGTAGTATAAATACAACTATGTTTTTAGCAGAAATATATCAAAAACCTGAACAAGGTTATTATTCCCCTGGAGATGATAACTCAACTATCAAGTTGAGCGACATGCGCAAAGGTTCGCGCCTTACTCTTAGTGATATCAACAGACTACGTATGAGTAATGATGTACGTAAAGTTGAGCATGAAAGAAAGCTCGAGCGTGTAGCAACACAGTACAAACCGCCAGTAGAAGCTGCCGGTCTTGGCATGTAGTTTTTTTAAATTACCTCAAAATTAACCCAAAAACACCCATTTAACTAGTAATATACCGTTATATGTTAAATAACACACAAGCCATATTACATTAAGGAGTCACTATGAACAAATATGAACAGCTTATAGAATACATCATCAACGAAGATGAAGACAAAGCCAAGGCTTTATTTCATGACATTGTTGTTGAAAAATCACGAGACATTTATGAGACTTTGATTGACGAAGAAACCGTTGAAGAAACAATTGGTGGAAACGAAGTCGAAGACTTGGTAGACGAAATACAAGCCGACGAAACCGACGGCATTCCTGAAGACGCAGAAGAAGATATGGGCGCTGAAGAGGAAATGATGGGCGGGGACGACGAAGTCGACGCTGAAGAAGGCGGCGAAGAAGATCTTGAAGATAAAGTTATGGATCTTGAAAAAGAGTTAGACGAGCTCAAAGCAGAATTTGATGCACTAATGTCAGACGAAATGGACGAGCCAGAGCATGCTGACATGGACATGGACATGGACATGGACGCTAGTGACGTTGAAGTTGACGACAATGAAGCTGAAGAGTTACAAATGTACGAAGCACACGACGAAGACAAAGACGAAGACAAAGACGAAGACAAGATGGACGAAACTGTTGAAGAGTCAGTTAAGCCAAAAGCAACATATGCTAAGACAGCAGTTGACTTGATGCGTGAATACGTAGAAAAAGTTGCTATGCCATCAGGTGAAGACAACAAAGCAGTTTCACCAGTTGCTGGTAAAAACGACATGGGCGGTAAAGCAGTTGACTTTGATGCTGGTAGTACTACTGATCCAGACGGAACAAGCGCACCTAAGGAAGGTAAAGTAGATAAAATGCCACATGCTGGTAACTACCAAAACGTTCCAGGCGCTAAAGCAAATCTTAGCAAAGCAACAGGTGCTAAAAATACCCAAGAGCCAGGTGTTAATACCAAGGCTGTACAGGGTGACAAGTAAACTAGGACAATAATATGGCTTTGTACCTAAAAGAGAATCTTACTTTTGACCGGGCCAAGATTGAGGTCATCTCAGAAGACAGCAATACTGGTCAAGGTAAGAATCTTTATATGAAAGGGATATTCATTGAGGGAGGCGTCAAAAACGCTAACGAACGTGTTTATCCGCTTCACGAAATTGAAAAAGCCGTTTCGAGTATTAATGAACAAATCAAAGAAGGACACAGCGTCCTAGGCGAAGTAGATCACCCAGATGATTTAAAAATTAACTTGGATCGTGTATCACATATGATTGAAAGTATGTGGATGGACGGACCATGCGGCCACGGTAAACTTAAAATCCTTCCAACACCAATGGGAAAACTAGTTGAATCTATGATTACTAGCGGTGTTAAGTTGGGTGTTAGTTCACGTGGTAGCGGCGAAGTTAATGAGAGTTCGGGACACGTTAACAATTTTGAAATTATTACTGTTGACGTTGTCGCACAACCAAGTGCACCACATGCGTATCCAACCCCAATTTATGAGGGGTTAATGAATATGCGTGGTGGACACAAAGTATTTGAAGTGGCGAAAGAAGCCGCTCAAGATCAAAGAGTACAAAAGTACCTGAAAGAAGGCGTTTTACGCTTAATCAAGGACCTTAAGTTAAAATAGGAGAACCATATGTTAGATGCTATTAAACCACTTGTGGATAGCGGCATTATTAACGAAGATACGCAAGAAGCGATCAATGAGGCATGGGAAGCAAAACTTTCTGAAGCCAAAGAGATTGCCCGTGTTGAACTTCGTGAAGAATTTGCACAACGCTATCAGCACGACAAACAAGTAATGGTTGAAGCTCTAGATAAAATGGTAACTGAAAGTCTCCAAAATGAACTTGAAGAATTCGCTTCAGAAAAGCAAGCACTGGCAGAGGATCGTGTTAAGTTTAAAACACACATGACCGAAAGCAGTACTAAGTTTAATGATTTCATGGTAACCAAGTTAGCAGAAGAAATTAAAGAACTTAGAGCAGATCGCAAACAATACGGGAATAGTGTATCTAAACTCGAAGAGTTTGTTATCAAGCAACTTGCAGAAGAGATTCAAGAGTTCGAGCATGACAAGCAGGCAGTAGTTGAAACAAAAGTCCGCTTGATTGCAGGAGCAAAAAACAAGTTAGCAGAACTGCAACAGAACTTTGTAGCACGTAGTTCAGCTCTTGTTAAAGAATCAGTTGCTAAAAATCTAGAGTCAGAAATGAATCAACTCAAAGAAGACATCCATCAAGCACGTGAAAACATGTTTGGTCGTCAAATCTTTGAAGCCTTTGCTTCAGAATTTGCTGTTACTCACTTAAATGAGAACAAAGAAATCAAGAAGTTACAGGCTGTCGTTGCCGCTAAAGAAGAAGCTCTCGCAGAAGCTAAATCATACGCAGAACAAAAAGCAACAATTGCTGAATCAAAAGATAAAGAAATTAAAATGATTAAGGAATCGGCAGAACGCAAGGATACACTTGTTGAACTAATGAAACCACTTAATAAAGAGAAAGCCGCAGTAATGAGCGATCTTCTCGAAAGTGTGCAAACTGCAAAGTTGCAGAGTGCATATGAAAAGTATCTTCCAGCAGTTTTAAATACGAACGGTAGGACCGTTAACGAAGCTAAGGCTATGTTAACAGAAAACCGTTCTGAAATTACTGGAGATAAATCTGCTAAACAAACCAACGCAAGAACACAAGACGACATTAATAATGTTGTTGAGATCAAGCGTTTAGCAGGGCTTAAATAACCCTAAAAGGAAAAGGAAAAAGAAATGACACAAGCACTATTAGAAAGCCGTTGGGGCGAAACAAAAGATGCCCTGCTAGAAGGACTAAATGGCTCCAAGCGTACTACAATGGGCGTTATTCTTGAAAACACCCGCAAAGGTTTAACAGAAGCCGCAACTGCCGGAGCAACATCTTCCGGTAACGTAGCTACATTAAACCGTGTAATTTTACCAGTTATCAGACGTGTAATGCCAACAGTTATTGCTAATGAACTTGTTGGTGTTCAGCCTATGACAGGTCCAGTTGCACAAATCCACACATTACGTGTTCGTTATGCAGATGCATTTACAGGCACTGGTGGATCAGGATCTGTTACAGCTGGCGAAGAAGCATTGAGCCCATTCAAAATTGCAACAGGTTACTCAGGTAACGCAAACGGTAAAGCCAACAGTACAAGTACACTTGAGGGAAACCCAGGTAACAAGGTTAGCGTTCAGATCTTGAAGCAAACTGTTGAAGCTAAGACACGTAAGTTATCAGCACGTTGGACATTCGAAGCCGCACAAGACGCACAGTCAATGCACGGCTTAGATATTGAAGCAGAAGTTATGGCTGCTCTTGCACAAGAAATTACTGCTGAAATTGATCAAGAAGTTCTTGCTTCATTGCGCAGTCTTGCTGGTACAGAGTTTACATACAACCAGGCAGCAGTATCTGGTACAGCTACTTACGTTGGTGACGAGCATGCCGCATTGGCAATTCTTATCAACAGAACAGCTAACTTGATTGCATCACGTACACGTCGTGGCGCTGGTAACTGGGCAGTTGTCTCACCACAGGCACTAACAGTTCTCCAAAGCGCAACAACAAGTGCTTTTGCACGTACAACTGAAGGCACATTTGAAGCACCTACAAACACCAAGTTTGTTGGTACATTGAATGGCGCAATGAAAGTTTATGTAGACAGCTATGCCGCAGACGGACAAGCAGTACTTGTCGGTTACAAAGGTTCAAGCGAAGCAGATGCAGCCGCATTCTATTGCCCATATGTTCCATTAATGAGCAGTGGTGTTGTGCTGGATCCAAATACACTTGAGCCAGTAGTTGGCTTTATGACTCGCTACGGATATGTAGAGCTCACGAATACTGCATCATCCCTTGGTAATGCAGCCGATTACTTGGGTGAGATTGCAGTTTCAAATCTTTCATTCCAGTAATAGTTACAAAAACTTCCTAGTTTTTAAAATAGGAAAAAGCAGAAAAGGAGTCGAAAGGCTCCTTTTTTGTTGACTAGCATTTCGTATTAGTGTATAAATAATATTACGTTCAGCTGAGAGGCCGGAAGTAGACTTCATTATTAGTCGAAGGAACGCATTATCATCGTTCATCTCGAAAGAGACGGAAGTAGGTAATGGTTACCGAAGGAACGCACCTAACTTTAAACGGGAGGGTGTTAAAATGACAATGTGGACTCAATATTGTAGACAACATGCACTTGATGATTATCACAAGGCATGCATGGTAAAACTATTGTTGTTGCGTATATTACACAGCACATATAAGTGAATTTCAAGGGGCTGAAACGCCCCTTTTTTGTGACTACTATTACATAAATACTACTGTTCATATAAATCTTTATATGTTCTTATGCGGAACCAAACCGCGTAGGCCTAGAACGCCACTTAATTTAAGGAGAAACAAAATGGGAAGACCTATAGCAAAAAAGTTTATTGGCGAAGGCGTTGGCAAGATTGCAATTACAGCAGTTAAGTTTGCAACCGGCAGCGAAGTTCTTAGCGGTGCAGATATTCAAAGACAAAGAACAGCTAAAAGTTTCGTTGTATCTGACGGATCTAAAACAGAAACATGTACACTGGTTAACAAGTCAATTGGTGCCTTGGGTGCTAGTGAATTTACCATCAACGTTACCGACAACGATGGCGACCAACAGCAAGTTACCAAGATGACCAACAGAAAAGTTTACACTGAAGGTACTACTTGGAAACAGTGGACAAAAGATGCCGACGGCTCAGCATCGGGTGCAGTTCAAAAAACAATCACAGGTGCAACAGCGGCCAACCCAGTTGTTATTACATCTGCCGGTCACGGACTTGCAAATGGAACTAAAATTTCAATCCGTAAAGTAGTTGGTATGGTTGAGCTTAACACTGAAACCGGCTATACAGTGGCAAGTACTGCAACTAACACTTTTGCATTATCTGGAGTTGACGGTAGTGGATTTACTACTTACACATCAGGTGGTGATGTAACTGTTGCGGCAGCAGGTGCAGACGATGTGATAATAGATACACAACAGTCTTAATATCAAAAGAAACATAAAGTAAAGTTTTATGTGTTAACTGATTAACCCGCTTCGGCGGGTTTTTCTTTATCCACCAACATTTCAATCTGCATAAATATAATGAATAAGGACTTTGATAATGGCCGTAGTCAACAATTTAAACACTGATTTATTAATAACCAATAAGGTAAACCCTTCTGCAATCATAACTCTGCAAAGTTCCATTGTGTATATTGATGGTGACTTGCAGGTTGGTGGAAACAGCACGGCCGTTTCTAAGGTAGACCTGGAAGTTACTGATAATTTAATTACACTTAACAAAGGTGAATCAGGTGCAGGCGTCACATTAGGTAGTGCCGGTATTGAAGTTGACAGAGGTAGTTCTAGTACAGTTGCCCTTCGATTTAACGAAACTGGTGACAAATGGCAAATAACAAATGATGGTGCTACTTATAGTAACATAACAACATCAGCAACCTCGCTTACTACACTGGTTGATGACACGAATCCAACACTGGGTGCTAACTTAGATGTTGCTACATTTACAATTTCAAGTGAGTCAGCTGATCATGTAAAGTTTGACAGTAATTTAGCTGTTAGATACGCAAACGGAACAGTCAGTACAGTAACAGATCATAACGTAGTTTACGCAAAAACACCTACTAACGGGCACAGCGGTCTTTATGTAACAAATTCAAATGATGCTGATAGACAGGTCAGCACAGTAAGAAATTCAGCAGTATACTCGTTGGTATTATAAGGATAAACGATGGCAATTCACAGCAATTTATTAGGAGATGGGGTAGCAGGAAATATTACCATCGCCAACTCAACAAATGGAGATGCGGTTACTACAATGTACTTTTGTAACACACATACTAGCTCACTTACATTTAACCTTCATCTTTGCCCAGCAGGATTTGCCGCAAACGGTAATAATGTAGTATATTCAAATAAAGTTATTGCGGCCGGTGATACTTATGTAGTTGATTGGGAAAAAGTAGTATTGGGTTATAGCGACACCATACAAGCAAATGCAAATGTAGCAAGTAAAGTTGTAGCAACAGTCAGCACAATAGGGTTATAACACATGGGACGTTACATAAAAAAAATTGAGACAATGGGTGGAAGCAACGCCCTTGCAATACAGATTCCAACTAGTTCTAATTCTGTTGGCCCACAAGTGGTTGATGACGGAATGATGAGATGGAATACCGACAACAGGCGTATAGAGTTTTGGTACGAGAACGCTTGGTTAACGGTTGCTAAAGTTGGTAGTGTTGGTATAGAAGTTGACGAGTTTACAGGTGATAACGCAGCCACCACGTTTACCATGGGCCAAGCAGAATCGGATGCTAACGCAGTAATAGTGCAAATTGGAGGGGTGTATCAACAACCAAATGTTAACTACACAATGAACGGTAGTACCACAATCACATTTACCAGTGCTCCACCTGCCCCTGGCGTAAACCCAAACAAAATAGTTGTTGTGCATAATATAAACAGTACCGATTCTGTTTACGACTAGGAAGCACTAAATGGCAATTGGTAAAATTTCCGGTGCAATGCTTTATCCAAACCTTGAACGCCAAGGTATAGATTTAGCATTTGAATCAAACTTACTTTACTTAGATGTAACCAATCACAGAGTTGGCATAGTCAACTCCTCCCCTGCCTATGCATTAGACAGCAGTGGCAATGTAAAAATAGCAAATATAATAGTAGAAGGCAGCACCCTTAGTGCTAACACTGGAGTTATGTCTTTTGGAAGCAATGCCAATGTTAGCATTACAGGTGGAATAGATGGCCAATTTTTAACTACAGATGGTTCAGGTAGTTTAAGATGGAGTGCACCAATTGATACTGCCGCAAATCTAGCACTAGGCACAGTTGGCGATGGATCGCTTTGGCCCACAGGCATGGTAAGCAGTTGGACAGGAACAACACTGCTTGGCGATGCTGTCGACGATGTAAACGAGTGCATGTTCAACATAATGAATTCAACAGCAGTTGCTAATGTAGCATTTACTGCTGATACAACATCAGGTGGTGCTGGCACATCAGTTACATTAAACATTGCCGTATTAGGTAATCCTAATAGATATGACATCACTTGGGGTGACGGTAGCACTGATACAAATCAAACAGATTCAACCCCAACACACACCTATTCCACAAACAGTGGGTCACCGTTTACTGTTAATGTGCGAGCATATAACAATGGTGGTGTTGGTGCGTGTAGTGAAATGTATTACGAACTTGAAGATTATATAGTTATATACACAGCAGATCCTGTTGTAACTTTTGCAGCCTATACAGCAAGCTCAGGTGGGAGTGCTATTACACAATGGGACGATGGCGACACAGTTTACTTTGAAAACACCACAACCAACACCAGCGGTGCAACAGTTCAGTATACCTGGGTATGGGGCGATGGAAGCAGTAATAATGTAATATCCAACGACGCATCTGCTGGTGGAGTAGGCGGTGGCAGACTAGCACATACATTTAGTGCAAGTACAGAACAAGAACAAACAAGAACAGTAACACTAACACTAGATAGTCATACAACAGCAACCCCAGCAGTGATACCAACCAATGATTCTAGTGCGTTTA